AACAATATTAGTAATTTGCCATTGTTTCATGTCAATACCTTTCATTACTCCTAACCACTTGTTACGTAGTAGAGCAAACTCGTTAATGATCTTTTCAAAGTCAACTACATCTGCTTCACCGTCAACATATTTTTCAACGTCACGACTGCTTAATGCTCTTTGATAGTTTTCTAAATATTGCTTAAAAAACTTTGATCTAGTTCTACGTAGTTCTATATTTAAATATTCCAGTACTGCCTCAATCTCTTGTAATTGTCCAAAACGTTCTTCAACAACTCCTGGTAGGTTTGCGGCCTGCTTTTCTAAGTTGCCAAATAATCTTGTTTGCTTACGTGCTTCTTCAAGTTCGCCTTCATACCACAGAATAGCCGGAGGTATGTTTGCAATATCTTGAGTAATTCTAGAATACCAATTCATTTAGTTCCACTCATCATCATCACTGCTATACGGGTCTTCGTCCCAATTATCGCTATCTTCGTCCTTATACTTTTCACCTTGTAAGTCATTTACTGCTTCTCCTAAGTATGGATCTTCAGCACCTACGGCATAAAGTGTATCTTCGTCGATACCGTTATCTTGACACCATTTAACGTATTGCATTGCTAATTGTTCTTTGTTAGTCTTTGGGACATACTCCGAAAAGATATCCCAAAGATCAATCAGTTGGTCTTCACTCATTTCCGTCACTTATTTTTTCCTCAATTTTAACATTTTCTGATTCTACAACTTCATCTTCCATAGATGTGTCTGCTTCTTCGTACTTATGTCTAATTTTAGAAAAGTCGTCCATCACGAGTTGTAATTTTTCACCAGTCCAGTCTTTACGGTAGTGTAAAATTTCCTCGTTCTTACTGTTAACGAATTTAAGTCTATTACCTTGTTGTGTAAGAAGTCCTTGTTTTTCAAACAAGTCTACTAATCCACTGTAAGGATCCATTCCTGTTTCATAAGGGATCTTTACCTGTACGCCTTCAAAAGGTTTTGCGTAACGTGTTTTCATTACCTTACATGCGGCTCTAATACCACGTACATCTGTTACCTTTTTGCCATCAGCATCTTCTTTTAGTTTTAGTTTTTTCATTGCTACAACAATTGAAGATGCATACACAAATCCTTGTCCTCCACTGATTTTATCATCAGGATCAAACATATCTTGTGATGCATACGTATGGTTAGTACATACCATACCTACATTATACGCACCAAACATATTAACCGTATTACGTACAAGTGCTGTCAGTGCCTTAGGTTTTCTACCCATGTCACCTTTCATATCACCTTTAGTAAACTGGTCAACATCTGTTGGTGTTAATAACATACCTAGTGAGTCAACAACAAACAATACTTTAGGTCTGTCTTCTACGTCTACAGAATCATAATCGTTTCTGTAGTCTTTCATAAACTCACTTATAGTTTTAGCAACATCATCAATCATTGACATTGACAGTCTAAGCAGTTTGCCTTCGTCTGTATCAACACCTAATGCTTGTAGCCACTTTTCATCAAGTGCATTCTCTGAGTCAATTAAAACTACAAAGATACCTTGATCTTGTGCCGCCTTTACAATGTTACCACTTGCAAAGTATGATTTACCTGCGCCGGATTCACCTGCAAACACTGTCACCTTACCTAGAGGAATTCCTTTATAGAAGTCCCCTGAGATAAGATGATTAAGTGCGTAATTGCCGGTTGAAACCCAGTCAGTTGGATCGTTAAAACCTGTACCTAATCCTGTAATAGACTTGGTGAGGTTCTTACGAAATTTACTAACGTCGAATGGTTTCGCCATAATTACTCCTTACGATTGACGGTTGCGAATCATTGCTAAAATATCATTAGCACGTTCACTACTTGGTTTTTCTTCTGTTGCACTTGCAGTAGGTGCCACCGCTTCAGCAGTTGGTGCTGGAGCCGCAGGTGCTACTGTTTCTGCTACTGGAGTAGGAGTCGCTGTCGGTGCCGCCACAGGCGCTTTTGCCTTGTTCGGATCACCAGTTGGAGCACTCATGCCTGGAGCACGAAAGTACTGCCCAAAACGCTCTGGATCATATGCTTCGCCATCAACAGATGCTTCAAACATTTCTTGGATAACTTTAACTTCAACGTCTGTTGGCTTTTTAGGTAAAAAGTCATTTAAGTTATGCAATCCATGTGTATCAATTGCTGTTTTTTCTTCTTCAGTTACTGCACGTTCTCTACGTGACCAAGTTGAAGTTGAATAATCAGCATATCCACCTTTAGATGTTTTCTTAACTCTAAAGTCCACACCACGTACATAATCTGTAGGTAGTTCTTCCATCTCAGGATCCATTAATGCACCCTTAATGATTTGGAAAATTTGTGGTCCAATAATAAAACGTCTAATTGGATTCTCTGGAGTAGTATCTTCACTGATTGGATTTTCTGCTACAAAGCCTTGGAAAATATAAGAACGTTTCTTCCAATATTTTCTACCTTGTTGCTCCAATGCAGGATCTTTGAACCAGCCACGTACTTCTTGTAGTACTGGACATGCTTCACCATACATTTCCATACATGGAACGTTAACTGTCACTGGACGTGAATCAGTTTGTCCTTTAATACCTGCAAAAGGAAGTTTGATCATTAAGCGTTCTTTCCAAAAGAAAGTTGCTTCAGGATCAGAGTCAGGAAGAAAACGAAGTACTGCTTCGCTACCTTCTGCCATATTCCAATGTGGGTAAATTGCGTTGTCGCCGCCGCTTTGTTTGTTGTTGCCACTTGTGCGTGACTCTTGTTCGCGTAATTTTGCACGAATTTCTGCTAATGTTGCCATAATTTAAGCCTCCTATATGTTTTGCCTTTATGTGCCTGTTGTTCGATTATCGAACGTTTCGATATGTTTCTCTAACAACATATCTATATTATAGTTACCTTTTGTTATAAAGTCAACTAATAATTCTGAATTTATCTAATTAATTTAGCCAATTTGTCTTTAATGTATTCTAGGTCTTCGTTCGTCTTTGCCATTGCCTTACGGACTTCGTCTGGAGTCATGTCCAACTCTTTTGCTATTTCCTCATCGCTGTGGCCTTTGGCTTTAAGACTGTGCATATACTTAATGCTACCTTCTTCTACATCTTGATCATCTTCAACTTGTACCTCGTTACCTGTAAGTTTAGATACAAACTTTTCGACTAGATCCCCTACGGAATCACCAAAACGCTTACGAGCGGAAATAACCACGCCAGTTTCACCTTTTGGAAACGCTCCAGTTTCTGTGTCATAGAATGAGCGAACAAACTCAATGATATCTTCGGTAGATGCTTTTTCATCTTTTGGCTCTTCGTTGTCGCCTGCTAATTTCATAGCACCGTCTTTATCAATAGTTACATCTGTAGTATCGTCATCATCTTCCATAGTCATATCACCAAAGTCTAGATCATCTAGTGCTTCAGGATCGTTTTGTTTAAGATAACGATAGATAGCGGGTCTAGCACAGGACTCTGGGTCGCTTTCTGCTAAACTTTTTAGTTCGTTCATTAGTCCTTCGTCTTCAATAATACCTTTGAGACTGTTTATTGCATTTGTTGCATCAGGACCTACTGGTAGTGATTTGCCAATCATTTTATTTAACATATCAATACGTTGTTTGTCTAAGGCTTCGTCAACTACAGAGTCTGCCCATTCTTCAAATTCGTCTTCAGGAGTATTAGAGGTTTCAAAACGCTCACGCTCCATATCTCTATACATGTCTGCTTGGTCAGCCATTCTATCCGTGTAGTCTTGAGCAATCCAATCAATCATTGCAGGAAGTTCATCTAAATCTCCTAAATCTGCATCATCAACTTCTGTGCCATCTGTGTATTTTGCATACTCAAGGGGAGCAATCATATCACTATAATCTTGCATATCGTATTCGATAGTATCAGTGTCAATTTCTTTGCCTTTGAAAATAATTCTATCATCACTTTCATCTAATACATCATCTAAACTAACTGTAGTTTCAGCAACACGCTTTTGATGAATACTGTGTAGTAACGGGAACATATCTTTTAGTTCTTCATTAAATTGCGGAATTGTAAATGCATTGGTAAGATCATTTATAATGTCTTCTCCCAATTCTTCGCCTGTACTTTCAACAGGAATAAAATTTTCTTTTGATTGTACGTAGTAACCTTGACCTTGTAATTTTTTAAGATGTGATCTTAAGTTATCAAGTTCTAAATTACTTCCTTCAATAATATCATTTGAAGTTGTATTCATAAAATCTTTTTTACCTACGAATCTTTTAAATGCAGTAAGTTTAGCAATGTTTTCAGAAGTTGAAATAATATGTTTGCCAAAGTCGTCATGAGGGACGCCACTGTTAGCAACATGTCTAGCCATTGCCCTAGCACCTGCTAGATGAGCAAAAGGATATTTAAAACGTTCTCCTGATTCATTTTCAATAAACAAAGAACTAATATGTCTAGTTCTAGCACCTGACTGTTCTGGTGTAATTTCTTTTTTATGTCTAATAATGAGTTTTGTTTTGTCTAGTTCCTCATAACTAGATTTAGTTGTTCCGTACATTGTTGACTCCTGAACTTGTTTGTTTGCCAAGTATTGATAATCTCGTTTGTCTAAATTTGACTTTGCTATATCTCTAGTATCAAAACCCATCATGTGCTTTTTAGCAAAGAAACGCATTTCTTTTAAAAAGTTATACCATTCGTTTTCAATAGGCTCTGGTAAGTTTTCTAACATGTTTTGACTGTAATAGACCTTTAATGATTCCGCTTCACTAATGCTAATACTAACGGCGCCTTGGTTCTCGCCATTTACAACCCAATCAAAGTCATAAAATCGTGCTTGGCCTTCATCTGATGTAGGTGCGCCATTTTCGTCTCCCATTACAATTTTTGGAAAACGACTACGAATTTTTTCAAATAACTGTTTTGCTATACTGTCTAATCCTGTCATACTGTTATTTATGCTACTAGAATGAAATAAACACAGGCATGGGCATTACGCTAGATTCAGAATCTGCATCACGCATCTTCTCATATATAGCAGGATCCCATTCTGCAAGTATCTTTTGCATACGAACATTAAGCATAGTACTCATTACTAGATCGTCATGTTCGCCTGTTTTAGCACCAAATGTAGTGCCATGTGCAACAAATGCTTTTAGTTCTGATATTAGTGGTTTAGATTTAATTTTAAGTTGGCCGCTTTCAAGCAGTTGCTTAAATTTAGCACATGCTGATATCTTTGTTTTATGTGTAGTATTAAACCCTTTTCTAAACTTACGAACATGCCCTTTACGTGCAGGCTCACTTAAAAACATTCCATATATGTTTTCTTCGCCGTAGTCAGCAATTGACACTAATACTGCTTCACCTATAGAGTTATTTTCTACACTGTAATATACTTGTGGAAGTTTTTGCCCTTGACGTTGCCCTTCTTCCATAATAGTTTTGTTAATGTCTGCAAGTATTCTTACTTGTGCTTGTACTGGTGTAGTATTATGTTGCCATTCTGCTACTTGTTCAAAACTCGGAAGTTCAAACACTTGTATTGCCGCATAGTCACCTCCTGTACCTAAACTAGGATCTAAACTTACGACATATGTAAAGTTAGGATTAATATCTTTATACCAACGTGTTTGTCCAAACTTCCTTAAAGGTTCTCCACCTTCAAGTTCTGCAAGTTTAACACTATTAATTAATGTTTCATCAAAGATTAAGAATTCACATTCGTGTTCACGTCTAAAACGTTCTTCACCAATACGTGATTTTTCTTCTGCGGCCCATGCATCATCTCTATCAGGATGTTCACTCCAATGTGCAGAAAAAGCGTAGAAGCCGTTTATTCCAACTTCAGTATCATTACCATGTTCGTCAAAACGCTTCATTGCTTCTGTCTAAATAAGTGCAAACTGATCTTCATCACTGTTAGGCGTTGAAGTAATAATTGCTTTACCACCTGTTGCTAGTGTTGGAGAAATAGCAGTCCAGAATTCTTTGGCAATAGTAGGATTAACAAACGCAAACTCATCACAATATAATAATGATATGGACATACCACGTCCAGTATTGTCTGTTGTGGTTTGTGAAACTATTCGCGAGCCGTTATCAAATTCCATTGACCCTTTGTTGTATGAAGTTACACCGCATCTAATATGATCTGGACAGTCTTCGTAAGCATAGCGAATACGATGCATAATTTCTTGAGCACCTGCATATTTGTGAGCGGCAATAAGAACAGTTACATCTGGATTAAACATTGCATACCATAACAAGTAACCAGCCGCTGTAGTTGACTTACCTGTTTGTCGAGGTAGCATGTTAATGTTAAATCTATAACTGTGATACGAGTCTACAAGTCTTTCTTGAAACTCAAAAGGTGCAAACAACAACTTACCTTTTGTAGGATGTTGTATGTAAAAGAAATTATCCATAAAGAATTTAGCACCAGTGTCAGGGTTTGCACATGCTCTTAGTTCTTGAACTTCTTTTTCTGTATATCTAGTCCTTGTGTGTGCTTTTTTGACAAGTACACCGTCAAGGCTTTTTGCGTTTTGTGCCATAATAGTATTTACTTTAAAATTGAGGTGGTTTTACGTTTATTGACACTAGCGTCTATTACAGTACGTAACAAATCAAAATGTGTGCTTAAATTGTCAAATAAATCAATGTTTAAGTATTCACTAGCCATGCTATAACTACTTTTTCCTATGTTACTATAGTAAGTTATGTCTAAACCTTTATTGTGTCCATATGAAGGGAATACGCCTGTTACAAACAAGCATGTATCACCTAGTTGCTTTGCATTTTGTGTATATGGGCGTTGTAATTTTAAATATGATTGAGCAAATGTTTGTTGTGGTAAAAAGTCTGGCTTTTCAATGTGGCTTGCCAAAAGAAAAACAACGTACGACTCTAGTTCAACCGGAAGTTCGTAACCGTGTGTTTCTTTCGCCTCACATACAACTTCGTAGAAGGCGTTGGTGTACTCCGTCTTCATACAAATATTTATTGTATTTTCTATAAATCGTTGTAGTACCCTTGATCATAACGTAAATCAAATAG